CACCAGTCTTGGGATTAGTAACTGATACTTCATGAGATAATTTAGGCATTGTCTCAAAGAATCCCTCAAGTAATTTAAACTGAGCAGAATTCATTTGATCCAAAAACTCCATCACTTCTTTTTTACTACAATCCGCTGTTGACCATGCTTCTTCACCTTGAACAATAGTATCAATACAAGATCCAATTAATTCAAAGGATTGATTTAGATTGGAACTCTTATCATCAAAATCAAAGTTTTGATTAATAAATTCATCAAGAGATGGATACTTCATTACCATTGATATGGTGTCATCTAATTTAATTTCTTTAGTATGCTTCTCGTCTTTAATGACATGAATGTCATCTATATAAATTTTGGTGGGAACATATGTCTTCTCATCATCAGGACATATAATATTCACATCCAATTCTTCACCAACAGACTTACCTCTTATATTAAGGAACAAATATTCAATATCAAAAGTAGGAAGTGATTCTACTTTAACTCCTTTTGTAAGAATACATGCTTTAATAACTGTTTTAATAGCAGTAGTAATCTGTTTTGTATCTTCGCTCTCTAGTGCTAAAACTAGAAGTTTTTCTTCTCTAACTAAAAAAGGTCTATATTGTATACTCTTTTCAGTAGAAGGTAACACCAACTCATAAGTTGGGGTACTAATCTTGGGTAAAGGCATAATCTATGCAATTCAGTATATTATATATAAGGGTTTTCTTAAGTTGGAGTAAACTGAGGTAAGAAGAAGTCACCCATTAATTCACCACCAAATCTACGTAAGTTAAATTCGTTAAACTCTGGGTTACCAGAAGCTTTTGAATCTGTTCCAGATATAGCAACTTGTTTAGATGTATTTGCAGTAACAAAATACCTTGTATAAGTCATGGATACTGTAGTCTTCATCAAACTAGAACCCTCATAAGATAGTGGAGATGAACTTATTTGTTTTGGATAAGCATCTACAAACTGATATTCTAATAGATTAGATGCAGGTGATTCTCTCTTTGGATGAGTCCACCCCATATCTCTCTCATACTTAACAATATTCAATTTAGTTCTATATCCATCAGGATACTTTGCCCTCATAACAATATTACCTTTATCTAAATTCTGCATATTACCATTTTTATCAATCTCACCAGTAATATACTTCATCCAATAATCAAAGAATCTAATTTGTTTATATCCACTATTAACAGTAACTAAGAATGTAAAGTCTATAGTCTCATCATACATTCTTCTATATGCATGTCTCTCAGTAACACCAGCAAAATCATTCTGCTGTTCTAATGTAGCAATACTAGATCCTGGTAAAGATGCCTCAACACAAGACAGCTCAAGAAGTTCCCCATCAAATAATGTAGGGTTTTGTTGTTGTATAAATCCTGGAAGAGGGAATACTACAGAATAGAATGAAGAGAGGGACGGATTCATAATCCGTTCCTTTAATTTATTCATCCTAACGCCAGGATTGATTGGCGGTAAACTTGCCATCTAAATATTAATAATTAGTCTATTAATACATATTTATACTAGATGAATGAGAGTGTAAAAAGCAGATACAGACCAAAGAACCCTGCTAAGTACAAAGGAAACCCAAATAATATCATTTGTAGAAGCAATTGGGAGAAGAAATTCTGTCGATGGTGTGATACTAATGAGAGTATTATCCTATGGGCAAGTGAAGAGTTCTCGATCCCATATCGTTCACCTCTGGATAATAAAATGCATAAGTATTACCCAGACTTCCTTATTAAAGTTCAAGAGGGTGGTGGTGCTATAAGAGATTATGTAATAGAAGTAAAACCTAAAAGACAGTGCAGTCCTCCAAAGAAAAAATCTAAAGTAACTAAGGGATATATCTATGAATCTAAGGAGTATGCTAAAAACCAAGCAAAATGGCATGCAGCACAAGAATGGTGTGCTGATAGAAGACTAATATTTAAAGTTATAACCGAAGACGAACTAGGAATAAAATACAAATGACACTCTTTAGTGAAATAGAAGAACAATTTGGAGATAGGGATGGTAGATCACCGTTCTTCTATAGGAGAGCGTTTAGAGGATTAGTCACATCATATAAGAATAATCCACGTAAATTTATAACAGACGAAAAGAAGGATCGTGAAGGTGATGATGAGAATCTTCTCAGAAGAATACCAAAAATGGGACATTTAATGATGTTCCAATATGAAACAGAATCAAAGAATTTAAAAGTATATGATGAATATCCACTGGTATATGTAATAGCAATAGAGGGTAGAAGTTTTACTGGATGCAATCTACATTATATACATCCAGCAAAACGACAATTGGTAGTAGAGAACTTAATGGAGGACAGATTAAATTTACCTCGCAACTCCGTGTCTAAATATAGTATGGCTAATGTGGGTCCACTGTTAGATATTGCAAAAAGTGAATGGGCAAATGCATCAAATCTTCCTATAGAAGAATTTGTATCTATTAAAGAAGGTAAAAAACAACGTCTAATGACTAATAAAGTCTGGAGTGAAACCAACAAAACATTCAGAGATATGATTAGGGGCGTTAGAAGATACCAAGGATATGGTAAAAATGACTCAGACTTTAGGTAATGGCTAAAGAAAAGGCAGTAGTAACAACTGGAGTAGATGGTAGAGAGGTTTACGAATCTCCCTCATTTTCAATCAACTATACCCAAATGGTTGGGTCTAGTACTGGATCTTTGGGTCCAATACCAAAAATTAATACTAAAAAATTAAAGTTACAATTTGATCCAAACTTTAAGAAGACAAATATATACGAACAAACTTTAGACTCAGATGGAAATAATATAGGATTATCTAATAATGAATTGATGGCAAGTGTTGGTCCTGATGGTAAATATACTGACGTTAATACATCAGGATATCCAGGTCTTGATGCAGTATTAGCAGATAAAAATTCTATAGTAAATAAAACATTAGCAAAGCAAATAGTAGATGCCTACCAAGAAGGATTTGAAGCAAAGAATGGTAGACCTCCAACTCAAGCAGAAACAGAAGAAGGTATAGGTAGAGCATCAGAGAATTACTTTAAAGCAGCAGCAGTTCCAGACAAATTCCAACCAGCAGGTAAAAAAGGAGATCCTAACTCAGGTGATATGGATTCATCATTAGCTTCATCAGGGACATTAAGAGCAGCAGATGGTACAAGATCATTAATTAAGGGTAGGACTGCTGCACCTGTAAGTAAAAAAGATTTAATATATCCAGAAAATAGATCTGAAGATGCTGACTACATATCATTTACTGCACTTGAATATTCTGCTAGATCAACAGACTCATCAGGATTCTCTTTTGGATCTAGAGAAACTAAAAAAATAGGTGGTACTGTTGCACTACCTATTCAATCTGGTATTGCGGATGCATTCTCTACTGGATGGAATGAAGATACTATGAACCCTTTACAAGCAGCAGGTGCTAAAATTGCTAAAGGAGGAATGAATGAGAAGTTAGGAGAAGAATTAGGTAAATTAGCAGATAATGTACAAGGTAATAAAGAAGCAATGAGCACCATGATTGAAAATGTAATGGCTGGTGAAGCAGTTGGTGCAAATGTTATGACAAGGATGACTGGTGGAATAATGAACCCCAACTTAGAGTTACTATTCCAAGCACCACAATTAAGACCTTTTAATTTTAACTTTAGACTAACTCCTAGAAGTAAATCAGAAGGTACAACAGTCAAACAAATTATAAGATTCTTTAAACAGAATATGGCTCCTATCCAAGAAGAAAGTAAATTATTCTTGAAAACACCAAATGTATTTGGTATAGAATATAAACATAGGTCAAGTAAACACAAAGGACTAAATGCTATTAAAGGTCCATGTGCATTAACTGCAATGAATGTTGACTACACTTCAGAAGGAACTTATATGACTTTTGAAGATGGTACTATGATTTCATATGTTGTCTCATTATCCTTTATGGAACTTGAGCCAGTTTACAACCATGATTATGCAGGACTTGGTCCAGACGAAATAGGATTCTAAAACTATGCCAACTTATTTTAGGGGGATACCCGATTTTAAATACATTAGTAGAGATCCAAAGTATGGAACTTCTTTGGATGACTATGTTATTGTCAAAAATTTATTTAAAAGAGGTAAATTAAGATCAGATATCTTTGAGAACTTAGCGTTCTTTGAGAAGTACACTATAGAAGGTGATGATAGACCAGATAATGTAGCAGAAAAACTCTATGGAGATGCAACTCTTGATTGGGTTGTTTTACAAGCAAATAATATATTAAACGTATATGAAGAATGGCCTAAAACTCAAATCGCATTTGATAAATTTTGTATAGAAAAATATAAAACCTATGATAATCTATATGGTGGAATACACCATTATGAAACATTAGAACATACTGATAGTGAAGGTATTATAATACTTCCTGCAGGTAAAATAGTCACTAAGAGTTTTTATGATGCTCCTGAATATGCAGTTGAAACAGATAAAGATATTGCACTTCCAACTATAATTCCAGGAATATATGCAGAGGGAACAGCAACTGTAGGTGGTTCCTCTGGAGAAATTACAGGTTTATTCATAACAGGTGTAGGTGCAGGTTATACAGAGACTGGTGGTGTAACTATATCTGCTCCTGGTGCTGCAACCACTGCAACTGCAACATGTGCTTTAAATGTTCCTCCAGATGATATGGAGGTTGGACAAGTAACTATTATTAATTCTGGTCAAGCATATACATACCAACCTGGAGTTACGTTTAGTGATCCAAAGGAAACTGTAGCAGGTATTCTAACTGCAACTGTAGGTGTTGGTACTACTAATAGTGGTGAATTAGCAATGGTGTCTATTGCTAATTCTGGAGATGGATATAACTTCACTCCTATAGTCACAGTTGCACCTCCACCAGATCCTATAGGTAATGCAATATACATTGGTATATCAACTTATCAAATGCCAGCAGGATTTGAAGGTATTCATATAAATCCTGCAGGTGACAGGATGTATGCTGCTTTTGGATCTTTAGGATATACTGTTGGTGAGATACATGAATGGGTACTATCTACACCTTGGGATGTAAGCACTGCAGTATTAGATAATATAAAAATATTAAACTTCACATTAACATTTACATATGCTACTGGTATTGATTTTAAACCAGATGGTAAGACAATGTATGTCTCTGGTCAGACATCTTCTGGATTTAAAGTAGCACAATACTCATTATCAACTGCATGGGATATTGGTAGTACAGTAACCTATGTTACTAGTATATCAACTGTAAGTCCTTCAGGAGTTAGATTCCAAGATAATGGAAGTCATATGTTCCTTATGGATACAGACAATCCAGATACTATT